CGTCGCCGAGGCGCGCACGCGCGGGCTGACGACGATCGTCGACGGCGCACACGCGATCGCGCAGGTCGACCTCGACCTCGCCGCGCTCGGTGCGGACTTCTACGCGGGCAACTGCCACAAGTGGCACTTGCGCTAGCGCCCAAGTTCGTGTAACGTGCGGCCCATGCCCACTACGCCTAAGCACTATCGGATCTTCTCGGACGAGGGCGAGCATGTCGCCACCGTCAAGCCCGAGCTCGTTGAGGAAACGCTGGCCTACTACAACGGCCGGCGCGAGCTCAACATCGACGGCGAGCCCATCGGCGAGTACCACGCCGAGCCCTACGACGGCTTCGTTCAGGGGCAGTCATGAGCGCCCCCATCGGCATCTACGTCCGGGTCAGCCGCAAGGGCGACCGCGAGGACGAGCGGTTCCACAGCCCCAAGGAGCAGGCCGAGCGCGCCGCCGCGCTGGCCGTGGCCAAGGGCTACACGCCGGGCCCCGTGTTCGAGGACATCGACGTCAGCGGCGCCACGGCGCCGGCAGACCGCCCGGCGATGGGCCGCCTGCTCCAGGCCATCCAGGGCGGCGAACTCGGTGGCATCGCCGCCTACAGCCTCGACCGCCTGAGCCGCGAGCCGGCGCACGGCGACGCCCTCGTCAAGCGCGTGACCAAGGCCGGCGGAGTCCTCCTCACGCCCGACATTCCCGACGCGATCGACAGCCCAACCGGCGAGTTCACGTTCGGGATGCTGCTCCAGGTGGCCAAGCTGTACCGCGCCACCGCCGGGGCCCGATTCGCCAGCGCCAAGGAGCGGGCCATCCTGGCCGGGATGCCGGTTGGCCCGACGCCCGTGGGCTACCGGCCGCGCTCAGAGCGGGACCGCCGCATCGAGGTCGACCCTGCCCTGGCTCCGGTTGTGCGTGAGCTCTTCGAGCGTTGGGCCAAGGGCGAGACGAGCGGCCCTATGCTCGCGCTGCTCGATGAGGCGACAGGCCGCACGTGGTCACGGCAGGCGCTCCGCAAGATCATCGGCAACCGCATCTACGCGACCGGGCGCCTGGAGTACGGCGACCTTGTGAGCGAGTGGGATGCCGGCGCCATCGTGGACGAGGCGCTGTGGCAGGCGGCCCAGCGGGCGCCCCGCGCGGCACGGCCGCCGCGCTCAGACGAGGGCTGGCTCCTGAGCGGCCTGCTCGTCTGCGCCGGCTGCGGGCGCAACCTGTCGCCCCACACGTCCCGGCCGTACCGGCGGAAGCGTGATGGCGTCGCCAAGGAGTACCGGACGTACCGTTGCGTCAACCGCGGCTGCGCGGCGCGTGGCCATGCTAAAGCGCCCCTCCTGGAGGGCTGGGTCAAGCGCGTGACATTCCTGCGCGCCGCCGAGCTCGCCACACGCTCGGATGCTCCCGACCTGGGATCGCTCGAGGACGCCCTGGTCGCTGCGGAGCGCCGGCTCGAGCAAGTGCTCGCCCCGGAGGCCCAGGACGCCCTAGGCGACACGTGGGCCGCCACTGTCAAGGCCCGGCGGCAGGAGCGCGACAACGCCGCCGCCGCCCTGGGCGAGGCCCGGCAGGCCGCCGGTCCGCTCGGCCCGCGCGAGCTCCGCCTCGAAGAGGTCTGGGACGACCTGAGCCAGACCGACAAGCGCGCCGCCCTGGCCCTCTACTGGCGCGCCATCCGCGTCGGCCGGCCGGCACCGAGCGGCACCCCGATCACCCTCGTGGCCCGCGGCCCCCACGCGGAGGCCGAGGTCACGCTACCCGCAAAGGAGGAGTCGTGAAGATCCACCCGTTCCAGGAGCGGCTTCTGGAGCTCTTTCGCCGCCTGGAGGCCGCCGGGCCGGGCGCCAAGGTGCGTCTAGTCCATGGGCGCAAGCACTCTTACCTCGTCGTCGATACTGCCCCGCGGAAGGAGAAGCCATGAGCCTGACCCGCAATCTCTATCGCGCCGCCCGCATCTCGAACAACGTCGGCGCCCTGACCGGAGGCCGGCGGCGCACCACCCGCCGCGCCCGCAACGTGGTCGTCGGCCGGGCGCTTGGCCGCGCCGGCTTTTGGCGCTGGCTCTGGCGGTGAATCGGATCCCGTTGTAGCGTGTGTGCGGCCCCGGGTCAACGGGGCCGTACTGCTACTCCGAGGAGGAAACATGAAAGCCCTGATCGCGGCGCTGGCCGCCGCCCTGGTCGTGGTCCCGGCCGCAGTGGCCAAGGCGGCACACGGGTTCAGGGACGCCAAGGCGCCGCAAGAGGCGGCCTCGCTCCTGAACAGCTTGCCGAACGTCGACAGCATGCGGTGCCACTGGAAGCTCAAGGGGCGCACGATCGGGTGCGTCGGCCTTGTCACAGGGGAGACGGCCGAGCTCTACCTCTGGACGAACGGCCGGCACGTCTTCTACCACGCATGCACCGGGGGAAGCTGCCTCGCGGCCAAGCAGGCGAAGCACGTGTTCGGCCACCCATACTGAGCACCAATAGATACTGACAACGGCAAAGGGCCCCGTGAGGGGGCCCTTCGTCTTACAGGAAGCGCGCCAGGAACATGAGCACGCCGCACGCCTGAGCGGCGGCCTCGGTGCGGCCGAACGGCGTTCCGAACCGCCAATGGACCGCAACGCCCAGGACGAACGCGAAGATCAAGTCCTGGAGCAGCGCGTGGCCGTGCTCCACCCAGCCGACTTCCTCAGAGAGCGTCACCCAAGGTGCGATGCGCTCCCACCCGAGGATCTCCGGGATGGCGAACAGGAGGAACACCCACACGCCCCAATAGACCGAGCTCCAGATCACCTGGGATCGAGTCAGACCGACGCCCAGGTGTCCCATTACGGAGTCGTCGTGGGCGGCGGCGGTGCGTCGGGCGTCGCTCCCGAGCCGTGCCAGATGAGGCGCCACACGCCGCGGATGCCGTTGTGGACGACGAACGCGCCGGCTGCAACGGCGGCGACGCCGATCAGCGCGCCATCCTCCGAGTTCAGGTGCGCCCCGAGGCGATTGGCGACGTAGACCGCCGCCGGGCCAATGCCAGCGCCGGCCGTGCCGCCGCTGACGATCTTGCTCGCGTTCATGCCTACGTGCCGAGGCCGAGCGCGGCGACGGTCACGGACGTGACCCCGGTGTACGTGACGTCGGCCAGGCCGGAGCCGTCGACCGCATCGAACACCTGCGGCGGGAACGGCCCGATCATCTTCTCGGTGCCCGCCGGCACCGCGACGGCCACGTCGGCCACTTCGAGGTCGCCGTCGATCTTCTCGGTGGCGGCCACCGTGACGGTGACAGCCGAGCCGCCGCCGTTCTTGACGTGCAGGAACGTGCGGGCGCCGGGTGCGAACCGATCGCCTCCCGACGTCGCCGCCGCGTAGGACGGCGTGACGCCGCCGCGGCCGATCTCCTGGGTGTTCAGGGTTGCCATGGTTCTCCTTCGAGGAGGGTGGAGAGCGATGCGTTCCGGCCCCACGTGCCGGGCAGGGGCCCGCGCGAAGTGGCCCCGCCGCACCGCTCATCGCTTGTCGCGCCCTTTAGGCCGGGTCGGTGAAGTGCGTCTGAGTGACGACGAGTGGCACGTCGGGCGTGGCGCACTTGAGGTCGCCGTCACCGACGGCGCGGTAGAACCACCGGCCCGTCTGATCGAGCACTACCTCGAGCGTGTAGACGCCTGTCGCGCCGGCCGTGAGCTCGCTGAGTGTGTACTCAGTGACCGTGCCATCCGGCGCCATCACTTGCACGTAGGCCGACGAGGGGTCGGTCGGAGTGCCGTTGGCATCCTCGAACGTGAAGGTGAGGACAACGCCGGCACCCTTTGCGTACATGGTCATGTGTCCTCCCTAGGCGAGGCTGTCGGTCGCCGTGACGGTGGCGCCCGCGGCGTCCGTTGCGCTGAGCTCCGCGGCGGTCGCCTCGGTCACGCTCAGGGCAGCGGTGGCCTGGACTGACGAAGTGACGCTGCCGCGCTGGAGCAGGCCGGTCGCCACGCCCCGGGCAGTGATCACGAGCGCGAGCGCGCTCGAGACGATGCCCTTCACCTGGCGCTTGCCGGCGGCCACGGTTGCCGCAGTCAGCTCCAGGCTGGCGCTCCCGCGTGTGCGGCGCCTCCCGGTCGCGTTCAGCGTGGCGGCAACCTGGAGCGCGCCTGCGGAGCGTGCACGCCGCCGTCCGGACGCGGTCGCCGTGAGCGCGAGTGCCATGCTGGCCGCGCCCGAGATGACACGGCCGACAAGGCCGCTCGCCGTGACCGCCAGCGTCAAGGGCAGCGTGGCCGAAGCCCGCACCAAGCGCCGTGCCGTCGCGGAGGACGCCAGCGCCAGCGGCAGCGATGCGGCGCCATGGGCGCGTCGCCGCGCGCTTGCCGTGCGGCCGAGGGCCAACGCCAGAGCGGCGGCAGCCTTGGCGCGCCGGGTAGCCGCGGCGGTGCTGACCATCCCCAGCACGAGCGCCGCCGAGCCCTTCGCCGTACGCCTGCCTGCCGCCGTCTGCGTCAGGTTCAACGTCGCCGTCGAGGCGCCATGCGCCGTCCGTAGCCCGGTCGCTGTCCGAGTCAGCGAAAGCGCCAGCGTTGCCGAGCCGCTTACGAGCGTGCCGCCCGAGGCGGGGTTGAGCGCCACGATGACGCCCGCGGCCTTGGTCGAAGCTGCCCAAGCGAACTTGGCTCCGAACGTGCCTCCCGCTGCCGACACCTGGCTCTGCGAATGGAGGTCCTGGCCCGTCGCGACGTCGTCCGTCTTGGCGAACCCGTGCGCAGTGTCCGCCGTGAAGGTAGTGGCGGTGTCCTCGGAGGCCGTCGCCAGGACTGGCGCACCGGCCGGGATGACGATGGACGGCGTCGTGTAGCTCGTGGAGCTCGTGGAGCCAGTGTTCGAATGAGCCGAGGCGGCGACGGGCGTCGTCGTGTCGACGCCAGACCATTCCTTGATGGCCACCGTGATGTACGCCTTGGTTTGCGCCGTGTCCGTGACCGTCACGGAATGCGACGAACCCCCCGTGATGTTCTTGGCGACGTACGTATAGACGAACCCAAAGCCGTTCGTCTCGTCGGATGCCACGAGCGTGTACGTGTTCCCGTGGTTATCCGTCACCGTCAGCGTCGGCGTAGAGGACGCCGCGTATACGGTCACTTCGACGGTGATGCAGTTGCCCGACGTCGTAGAGGCGGCGGTGAACACCGTCTCTACGTCGGTCGAGTTGTTCTCCTGTCCGGAGTTGTGCTGGACGAGGGCGGCCATTGGGCCGCCTTACGCCGCCACCGGAAGCGTGATGTCGAGGTCGCCAGCCGGCACGGTGAAGTCGTCACCGACGCCCATCGTCTTCGACGCGGTGAGCGCACACGAGCAGATGAACGAGCCGCCCGCCGCGGCCGTCCAGAAGGACAGGTGCGAGTACGTCTCCGCGTTCGGAACGCTGGTCCAGTCGATGTCGGCCGAGTTGGTGATGCCCCCGCCCGACGCGGCCGAGAAGCTGCACGCCTCGCGCGTCGTGTTCGCCGCGGCGTTGGCCGTGCCGGCCGCACCGGGGTCGCCGATGTGCAGCTTGGCATAGAAGCCTGCGGAAGCGGAGAAGGCGGATCCCTCGCCCGTCAGGGCGTCGAGGATCGCGTTCGCGATGCTGGCGGCAAGTCCGGTCGCCATGGTGAGTCCTCCTGTAGTGAAAGGTTGAGGCGCGCCCTAGTGGGCGTGGGCCTCGATGAGCGCCCCGAGCAGACCCGCCAGGACGACGAGCACGGCGCAGGCGCCGAGCATGCGGGCCTTGAAGTTCTCGAGGCCGCGCGTCCGCACTTCGTGGTCCTTGAGCGTCGGGATGACGACGTTGTCCATCTTGATGTGGAGCGCCACGAGGAGATCCCGCTCCGTTGACGTCCGCGGATCGAGCGTCCCGCCGTTGCCGTCCCAGATGGGCTCTTGCAGATGCGAGCTCATGCCTGCCTCGCGCGGAGGAATGTGCGCTCGCGCCGCCACCAAGCCTTCGGGACGGACGTCGGCACGTGCGGCCGTGCCGCCTTGGCCTGAGCTCCCCACCCCTTCCAGGCGCCTTCGCCGAGATACCAGGAGAGCCAACTCCAGTAGCCGGTGCGCCGCGTGAGCAGCGAGGCGGCCGTGCGCTTCGCGGCGGCCTTCACGGGCTTTGGTGCAGGCTTCGGTGCCGGCTTCGGCGCGGGGTGCTGCACCTGCTTGGACGCGGGCTTCGGGATGGTCAACGCCGCGACGCCGACGAGCAGCCTGCTCCCGTCCACGCGCAGGCCCTTTACGCCTGCCGCGTCGGTGTACTGCCATGCGACGGCCGTCGTGCCTGCGACGCGGTGCAGCGTGGGGCCGTACTCGGCGTACCACACACGGAACGCCTTGATGGCCGGCCGTGCCGCCACGAGGCCGGCCACATACGAGCTCGAGGCGTAGAGGATCGGGCGGTAGCCGCGGGCCTTGAGCTCGTTCAGGGCATTGAGCGTCTGTGCCGCCGCACCCTCCGGGCTTCCTGTCTCGGAGTCGACCACCGGCTGGAGGTCGCCCGGCTTGGGGCGCGCCCACGCCAGGAAGTAGTCGGCCTGCGCCGCACCACCCTCGTCCGGATGCAGGAAGAGATAGCCGCCGAACGGCTTGTGCGCCCTGGCCGCCGCCGCACGGAACACGGGATAGTCGGGGTCACGGAACGCAACGCCCTCGGTGCCCTTGGCCTCCACGGCCTTGACGCCGGGCGCGCTGATCGCCGAGGCCGCCCCCGGGCCGTTGTTGTTCGACAGGTCGATCATCGTCGGAACGGCGACGGCCGCCGCGGCAACGCCCGCCGCGAAGAGGCGCAAGACTGCGCTCCGGCCGACAGAGATGCCGACGCCGATGGCGAGCTCCTCCTCGGCCTTCTTGTGACGGCGCAGGAACGCGCCGATCTTGAGCCCCTTCATGGGCGTCCTCCTTCGTGGGTGAAAGGCGCCTTAGGCGCCGACGACGCGCGCTCGCTCGAGCAGAGCGATGCGGTCGCGGTACGAACCGACAAGCGCGTAGAACCGCTCGTCGGGGTTGCGCTGCACGCGCTGCACGCCCTGGTCGACCAGGGTCAGCGAGTCGGTGAACCACACGCTGCCCTTGCGGTGCAGCGTGGCCGAATCAACGCGCATCGGCCCGGCTACATCGACGCGGCCGTGCCGAATGGCGATCTGGACGACGTCGCCCGCGTCGAAGTCACGACAGACGAGCGGAGCGTCGGGGTTCGCCGTCAGCGTGTAGACCGGGATCGGCTCGGGACGTAGTTCGGCCTGGGCGTGCGCCTGGAGTACGGACGTGTCGGTCGTGTCCAGGCTGACCACGTAAGGCCAGATGTCGTACTCGGCCTGTGATGCCAGGTCCTCGGCCACTTCCTGCGGGCGCGTCCCGTCGTCGAGCGCCTGACCCTGCGCGATTACGCGGTTGCGCGGCGGCGTGATCTGCTCTTGGAAGTTCGAGCAGTTGGCCAAGGTGCCGGCGCCGAACTCGAACTTGACGCCTGGCCGCGAGTTGCGCACCATCGCGGCGTAGATGTTGAGCTCAGCGAGCGTGCCGGGCACGTCGTCTACCGGGTCGATCGAGAAGCCGAACCCGCCGTCGAGCTGCGATAGCTGGGTCACGACGTCGGCGCGGTTCGTGCCTGCCGTGAACGTGATCGTGCGCTGCACGGTGGCCTCAACCGAGCCGGCAGCGAGGCGCGTGGTGCCGACCGCGTTCTCGGCGGCGAGGGACGCGATTGCAATGGCGCCCGCGTCCTCCGCCGTGTATGTCTCGTCCGCCCCAAGGATGCGGGCCGTGAGGTCGGCCCATGGGTCGGCGGCAGGTGCGGCCACGTTCATCGCGTCAGACGTCATAGCCTGCCCCGTGCCGAGCTTGCCGTGGAACTGAAGCTCGCCGTCGAGCCAGAGCTTGAACGCGCGGTTCGCAACGCCGAGCTCGGCCACCTTGGGGTCGCGCACGTCCAGCGTCACAGTGTCGAGCGTCGCTCCGCCGCACCACCGCCGCGTCAGCGCGATCTCGGTGGCCTCAAGGAACGCCTTAGTGCGGCCTTCCAGGTCCACGAGCGCGAGCTCGTCGCGCATGGCGTTAGCCGGCGGCCAGGTAAGGCGCCAGCGCGGTCACGATGGCCGCCTGGAGATCCGACACCGTGCCGCCAGCCGGCACGCCCTGCACGGCGGACGTGATGGTCTGTGCCATCTGCGCCGCGACTCCCTGAGGGGTCGGCAGGTCCACAGAGCCGGGATCGGGCGGTGGCGCGGTTGCACTTGCCACGAGGCGGGCAACGGCATCGGTGTCGTCGCCGCGCACGTAGCAGGCGGCGCCATGGCCCGAGACGTGGTAGACGCTCACCCCGTCTTCGGTCTGGAAGGCCTCTTCGACGTCGTAGCCGGCAGCGGTCAGGTCTGCAACTGCGCTCATGAGATCCTCCGAGGTACGGCCGTGAACCAACCGCCCGACATCACGACGTTGGACGTATTGTTCGAGTTCCAGATGCGCATATTGAACGTGCTGCTTGCGGCGACGCCTGAAAGAAGCTGCCGACGCATGAGCGTCAGGAACGTGAGGCCCGAGACGCCCGCCTGGCGCATGTCGTCGATCGACGACGGTGACACGGTGCCGTTCGACACGTCGGCGTGCGCGTCCACGTAGTCTCCGGACGGCTGGGTGAGGCTCCCGCCGAAGTCGAACACGTAGTCGCCAGCCCGCGGGATGACGAGGCCGCCGCCGATGCTCGTCGGGGTCGACACCGTGGTAGAACCGCTGAGCCCCTGCGCGATCATGGGCGCACCGCCGAGGTACTCCCACTTATACGCCGATGAGGAACCGGCGTTGTAGCGCAGGTGCCAGACGACGCCGTTCGTGGCGTCGACGACAAGGTAGACCTCCAGCCCGTCGGTCGCCGTGAGCGCCGCGAACTGAGTGAGCGTCACGTACTGCGGGGCAACCGCGGCAGGCGAGGCACTCCCGCCGCCCACGGTCGCGCGCACGCGCTTGTCGGCGATGTCGGCCGTCACGATGGACGACGCACCTGCCGGAACGAGCACCCACGCGAGGACGTGCGCCGTGTTCGGCGTGGCGGCCTTGCCGTTGCCGTTGGCGAGCGTGGCGCCCGCGGTGGGCGTGCCCTCCACGACCTCGATGTCCCACGTCAGCGACGTGCCTTCGAATGCCGAGTCGTATACGCGCGCCACGATCAGGTCGACTCGCGGGTTGGTCGCGTCGGCCGTGGGCACGGCCACCGTGACGGTCGCGTCGTTGCGGACACGGTAGGTCGGCTGGGCGTTGGCGTCGTCGTCGCCCTTGACCCACGCGGCGCCGGCCGCGACGTCGACGCTCATGTTCGCGCCGGCCGCGTGCTGTGTGACGGCGAGGTCGCCCGAGCCGACGACGCCCTCACCCATGATGTCGCGATAGGGGAGTGCGAGCTTGTCTGCCCCGATCTCGCCGTCGACCCCGATGAAGAGGGGCGGCTGGATTGCGGTCAAGGTTCCTCCTAAATGCGTGCGTCGCGGAACGCGACGGCGAGCGTGGTGCCAGCGGAAACGTCGAACCCGCTGCCCAAGAGCCGAATCACGTTCACGCCCGAGGCGAGGTCGCCCCAGGTGGTCTGAGCCGCGTCGATGACGTCAGGCCGCGAGGTCCCACCGATCAGTACCTCGCGCGCCGCCACGTCCACCGTCAGCGTCTCGCCCGTCAAGAGCGAGAGCCCGGTCGTGACGATCGTGTCGCCGGTAGTCTCGTTCACGATCTGCGGATTGACCGCAGGGCCCGTCACCGTCCAGACGGGAGGCGTCGGGAACGTGCCGCCGTTCTCGGCCTGTAGCAACGCCGAGTCCGGGTCGGCGCCGAACGAGAGCGGGAAGGTCAGCGGAAACGAGATGCCGCCCGGGCTTCCCTCAATCGGCTCGTACGTACCGATCGACAGGTTCGCGCTGTAGATGCGCGGGTCGGCGCACGTGAAAGACACCTGCCACTTGATCCAGTAGATCTGGTTGTAGACGATGTCCGCCACGAGCTCGGTGGCCACACGGGCCGTCACCTGCTCCTCGTACGGAAGTCCGGCGCGCTGGAACTTCAGCGTGTGGTCAGAGCCGAGCGCCATGGACGCCTTGAGGGCGTCGAGTGTGGCCCAGACCTCGGCCGGGTCGCCGCTCGCCAGGCATGAGTCGTACACCTGGATGATGCGCGGCTCGTAGAACTCCGTGTAGTCAAGCGAGCCGTGACGCTGCGCGTGGTCGTAGAGCTCCTGACGCGGCGGCGGCGAGCCCGCCAGTCCTTGCACCGTCCTGAGCATCGCCGTCGAGACTTCGTAGTCGTCGATGGCGAGGCTCTGGAGCAAGGCCGGGGCGCTCATGCCCCCAGCCTTGCCGCCAGTTGCGCCGCGACGAGCCGGACGTCGGTGCTGTCGCGGACCTCCATGTGCTCCACGTTCACGAGCGGCCCTCCTGCGGCGCCGTTGCCAGCGGCACCGCCAGCGGCGAGCCGCATCATCGTGTCGGCCGTCATGCCGTTCACGTCCGGGAACGCGCCCGCGAACCCCTCTGCGAAGCGCTCGGCCCACGCCCGCCCCGAATCGGCAGCGTCGTAGGACAGCGGGCCAGTCTTAGCCGGCGAGTGCGGCATGTACTTGTCCACGGCGTCGGCCATCGCCTTCGCGGCGGCCTCCACCTTCGGGATGCCCTGCCGAATGCCATCGGCGAACATCGAGGCCCACTGCTCTCCGGACGGCACCATCTTGACGCCGAACTGCTTGAGGATGGCCTCGACCTTGGCCGCCGTCTTGTTCCACTCGGCGGGGTCCTTCTGGAGTGCCTGCTGAAGCTGGACGAGTCGCTTCGCGAGTTGGTCCCGCTCGACGGCCATCCGCTTTTCGTAGTTCTTCTCCTGCTCCTGCGCCTGGACCTGGAGTTGCTGCTCCCGCTGCGCCCGCAGCGCCGCGTTCACCTGGGCTTGCGCGTCGGTGACGTTCTGGATCAGCTGTTGGGTGTCCGTGTTCGACGAGACGTTCGGGTTCGCCAGCTGGAACGCCTTGAGCGCCGCCGCCGCCTGGTCATAGGCCGTCTGTGCAGACGCGATCGCCTGCTTGGACGCCGTGCCAGACGCCTTGAGGTTCTCGAGGGCGATCTGTGCGCTCGTCGCGTTGTTCGCCAGCGTCGCAAGCTGCTGAGCCGCAGGGTCGTTCGCCGCGTTGAGCGCGTCCTGGGCCTGGGTGAGTTGCTCCTGGGCCTGGGTTACGGCCTGCGCGGCGGCCGTGACTTGGTCCTGCGCCTGCATCTTGTCGAGCAGCTTCTGCGCAGGGCTCACCCACGCCTGCACCTTTTGGTCAAACGCGCTGAGCGCCTGGTTCGCCAGGTCTGCGAACGCGCTCACGAAGCTGGACTTCGCGTCGTTGACCGCCGTGACCGCGGCCTGCACCGTCTGCCGGACCGTCGAGCCGGCCTGGGCCGTCGTCAACGGAGTCGCCGCCTGCATTCCCTGCGCGATGCCCTGGACGATCGGCTGACCGACCTCCACGTTCATCACGCGAGAAGGCGACAGGATGCTCAGCGCACTCTTGAACGCGCTCTTCACGCCGCCGGCCAGCGACTTCGCCTTAGCAAACAGGCCGCCGGCCTCGCTCTCGATACCTTGGATCAGGCCTAGGACAACGTCCTTGCCGGCGCTGACCAAGAGGCTGCTCAGGTCGCCGAGTGCAGCCTTGATCTTGCCGGGGAGCGCCTTGAAGAGCGCCACCACCTTGCTCACCAACGACGTCACCGCCGACGACACTGCGCTCGTGATCGTGTTCCAGATGCTCACGGCCGCCGACTTGATGTCGTTCCACACGACCGACACCGCGGACGAGAGGAGACGAAGTGCAGCGACCACCACGTTCCGCAGCGTCTCAAGGTACGCCCGGACATCAGCGACGATGATCGTCCAGATGCCGTCGACGACCTGCTTGATGCCTTCCCAGACCTGCGACCAGTCGCCGTGGATCAGCCCTGTGACGATGTTGATGATGCCGCGGATGACCTCGAGCGCGCCCTGGATCTCGGACTTGATCGCGTTCCAGTAGGTGCGCGTTTGGTCGAGGATCAGGTCGCCGAACTTCGCCCAGATGGCCTCGGCGACGCTCACGACGGTGGAGATGACGTCCTTCACGTCCTGAAACACCGTCTGGAGGAACTGGATGACCTCTCCAGCGTGCTGCGCCGACAGGCCCATCTTCTCGAGCACGTCCTGGAACTTCTGCGGCCACAGCACCGCGGCAGCGACGGCCGCCCCAAGCGCAACGATCCCGGCGATGGCGAGCACGAGCGGGTTCGCCGCCAGGAACTCGATCGTCGTCGTGAGCGCACCGATCAGCTGAGTCGCCTTGCCCACGACCGTGAGCGCCGGGCCGAGCGCCGCCGCGATGCCGGCGCCGATCAGGATGAACTTCTTGGTGCTGGCAGATAGACCGTCGAACCGCTGCACCACGTCGGAGATCTTGTTCGTGAGCTCCGAGACGACGGGGAGCAGGATCGTCCCGATGGTCACACCGGACGCCTGCATCTGCGCACCGAGGCTCGACAGGTGGTACGCCGCCGTCTGGGTGTAAGCGTCCCAGTCCTTAGCGAAGTTGGCGCCGCCCGCCTGTACCTCGTCCTCCTTCGACTTGAGCCTTCCCAGCTGGTCGATGAGGATCTGCACGCCGCCCGACTGCTTGCCGCCGAACATGCGCGTCAGCGCGAGGACCTGGTCCTCCTTCGAGAGACCGTCCAGGTGCGACTTGAGTAGCTCGATCGCGGCAACGAGGCCGTTGTTACGGAGGGTGTTCCCGAGGTCGCCGGCATTGAGGCCAATCGCCGCCATCGCCTTAGCGGCGGCATTCGACGGGCCCTCCATGAGGCGCATCGTCGAGTTGAGCAACGTGCCCGCCTGCGCGCCGCGAATGTTGTTATCGCCGAACACGGCGAGCGCCGCCGAGACGTCGCGGAGGCTGACGCCGGCGACGGCCGCCTTCGCCGGCAGGCCGGTACCCATGGCGTCCGCGAGGTCCTGCATGCGCATGTCGCCCGCGCCAACCGTGGCGTTGAGCTCGCCCATCGCCTGCCCGTAGCTGTGGACGCCGCTGATCTTTGAGGCGAGCACCGCGCCGAGGGCGTTCGTCACGTCCTCGAGGTTCGCCTGCCCCATCTTGGCGCCCTCGGCCGCAGTCTTGAGGGCGTTCAGCGAGTCAGCGCCCCGTAGGCCCTGGGAGGTCAGGTGGTAGAGGCCAGCGGCCAGGTCGTCGGGCGCCGTAGCCGTCGGGCCGGCGAGGCTGAGCACGCCCTTCGACAGGCCCGCGATGGCGCCCTGTGCGACTCCCGCCTGCGTATGGATGAGCTCCATCGCGTTCTGGAAGTCGATGGCCGCGTGCGCTGCGATGCCGCCCACGGCCGCGATCGGGAGGGTGACGCCCTTCGTCAGCGTTGCGCCCGCGGCAGCGACACGCGCTCCCGCGGCGCTGATGGAGGCGCCGAACCCGGCGGTGGCGCCCGAGGCACGCGCGAGCGCGGCCTGGAGGGCCGTGGAATCGCCAACGATCGTTACGCGAAGTTCCTTCGCCACCTTGCTCCCTCCGGGCTCAGCCGCCCCTCATCTCCTCCATGAAGTCCCAGCACCTATCGAGTTGCTGAGGCGTCAGGTCACCGATGTCTCCCGGGCGAAGGCCAGGGCCGTATTGCGAGTTACCGAGCTCGGGGAACCAGTACGTCGCCGGTTCGCGTCCAACGGGTCCGAACCGGGCGTGGAAGCCCTGCCACAGGGCCCGGTTCGCTCGGGCGTCCTTGAGCCTCAGTCGCTCGCGAGCGTAGGGTCCTCGGGCTCGCCTTCGCCCTCGGGCTCCTCGGTCTTGATGCCGGCCCACTGGTCGTACGGCAGGTCGAGCACCTTGCGCGCCAGGTCCTTGCGACCGTTGCGGTAGTGCACAACCCAGGCGAAGAGCGGAAGCTGCTCGAACCCGCCCTCCTCGAAGACTTCCTGGAGCTCGCCCGATGAGAGGCCGGCGTCCTTGCGGAACGCAACGAGCTCGCGCGTCGTCGGGAAGGTCTCGATGACGTACTCGCCGTCGAGTTCGCCCGCGCCGTTGAGCGTGAACGTCAGTAGGGACACGTGGGGTCCTTTCGTCTAGAAGCCGGCCTCGTCGCCTAGCTCATCGAGCCAGCCTTCGAGCCGGGTGCGCACCGCCGGGAGCGTCTCTTCGGCCGCGGGCAGGAGGGACTCGTCCATGAGGAGAGGCCCCAGGTTGGGCCGTGGTGAACCACGCCCTCGCCGCGAAGCCGGCGCAACGTACACGGCAGTCGTCGTGACGCCGATTCGCATACGCGACCAACGCCCGCCGATGTTCCTGATGTTGCTCAGCGCCATCTCGGTCGCTCGCGCGGCGACAGGACTGGCGGCCTCGGCCAACTTGGCGCGCAGGTCTTTGCGAAGTCCGTCCGAGATGAGCGCAAACGATCGTTGGAGCTCACGGAGTCCTTCGACCTGCACGCCGCCGTACATGCGTTACTCCTCGTCGGCGGGCGTGTCGTCCGACACGGGCTCCAGGTGGCCGCCGGCCAGAAGCCGAGCCTCCTGCACGCTGTCGATCTCTGCCTCGAACTCCTCGCCCGGCTCGTGGCCGAGGACGCGGTGCTTCGAGGCAACGCGGTAACGCGGCATCGCGCTCCCCTTTCGCTTGCTCGGCGGCGGCCACGGATGGCGTCCGCTCAGGTCAGTACCTCGACGGTCCATTCGGCGCCGAGCATGGGCGGCGTCGACGTGCCGGATGCGGTGTCCACCGCATAGATGCGCTGGCCCGATGCGGCCGTCACGTTCGCCTCGTCGCACACGCCGCCGAGCGTCGGGTCAGCCTCGATGAGCGCCTTGACCGAATCCGGACCACGCCCGAGGAAACAGTCGAGCGTAACCTGGGCGCTCTCCTCGGATGCGGCGCCGACCAAGACCGCGACAGTCATGGTCAGCACGTCCGTCTGGACGCCCTCATCGAACTTCGTAGCTCCGACAGTCACCATCGCGCAGGGCGCGTTCGGGCTTGCCAGGCCGTAGGGCGAGCTCGTCGTGAGCTCTCCACTGTCGACGAGGGGCTGGAGTGCGTTCGCCAGGCCGGCGCGGATCGCTTTGATGTCGTAGTCGCTCATCCGAGTTGGATCGTGCGAGCCGACGCGTCACGCACGTAGTCGTGAAGCAGGGCGCTCACGTCCGGATCGTTGCGTGCGATGTGGAGGGCCGCGCCCGCGTCGGCGAACCCGACGACAGCGAAGGGCGCCTCGCGCGACCGCTTGGTCAGCCGTGACGCGACCAGGAGCGTCGCCTGAGGCACGAATGCCGGCACCGTCTCCCAGCCGTATTTCGCAGTGACGCGCACGCCGGCCGTGACGTCGGTCGGGAAACCACGGTGGGAACCGCTGCGGGTTCCTCGCCACTGGATGCCCGTGTAGGGCTCTTCGTCGAGCGTCGCGTTCAGCGGCACAGGAATCCACTCGCTGGCGTCCCACTGACGCTCGTACTCCCCGTCGCCATCGTCATCCGACTCCACGAGCTGGATGTCGAATGCGTCGTAGATCTCGAGCAGGTCAGGGTCGCCGGCCGTGTAGACGCGCTGCACGTAGTCCGTGTCGGCCCAGAAGCGCCTCAGCCCGCGCCGGCTGCATGCCTTCTCGATGGCGCGCGAGGCAGCCGTGATGGCGCGCTCGACGTCGTCGTCCATGCCGGGACCCTTGATCTGGAGCGTGGCCTTGAGCTCGTCGCTTGTGATGTACTCGTTCGCCACGTGGGCGGCTCCTCGCTAGAAAGATGAAGCGGGCCGATTAGGGCTCGGCCCGCGGGGCCCTCGGCGCCGAGGGTTAGCTCGTCGCCTTCACGATGCCGCTCGGATCGCCGTTCACGAACTGCACCTTGATGGTGCTCGCGGCGCCGACGCTCGCGTCCAGAGTCGTGTACTCCGGAAGCAGAGCCTGCATCGTGTAGGACGGGTTGTCCGTCGAGACCGCGGCCGAGGTCGGCTTGACCACGATCGGGAACGGCGTGTTCGAGCCCTTCAGGGGCGCGAGAGTCGCCTCGACCGAGGCGGCCTCGAAGTCCTGGAAGAACTCGATGGTCATGGAGGCATCCGGGATGCCGAGAAGGTGCTCCTTGGCCCCCGCCCCCATGCCGGTCACGTCCTGGTCGTCCCACTTCTCGTCGATGTTGACCGACTTGACGTGGTCCGAGAGGTCGACATCGTTGACCGTGACACTGATGTCACGGGCGCTGAACTTCGCCATGCGTTTGCTCCCTCCTCAGGGGCCGCGGCGAAGCCCCGGCGGGTTACGCCGGGGCCTCAGCCGTGCGGTGGTCTTAGGAGACCGTGACCGCCGCGGTCGCGAGCGCCTTCGGGCGGACGACCTTCGCGCCGTACACGTGCAGACCGCGCACGCCATCCGCGAAGGAGTCCTGGAGCCGGATGGCCTCGGTCTCGACGATCTGCTCCGCGAGCGTGGTCGCGATGCCGTGGCCCGCGATCACCGTGTAGACACCGTCGGACTCGGGCACCGTCTGCGACTCGAAGACGTCCATGCCGAGCGCCCGACCGACGAGGCCCGTCTGGACCGTCTGGCCCGGGGCCGCATCGCTGCGGACGAAGCGGTCGTCCTGGAGCAGGTACGAGTAGACGTCGGTCGGAAGCGTGACCCACCGGCCATCGGACGGGCAGGCCGCCTTCGACAGCTTCGCCCGAAGGTCGAGCAGAAGCTGGTACGCCGTGTCGGCCGAGTTGACCGACGTCGCGCCGAGCTCGTTGCCCGAATCGACGCCCGCCGCCATGAGCCCGGACACGTAGGTGTCCATCGCCGCCGCCAGCCCGTAGGCCGCGTACGTCGAGGCGGTCTCGATGAAGCCCGGGAGCGCCTGCTTGCGGTCGATGTCGTCCACCATGAAGCTGAACGACTTCGAGGCGTCGATGATGAGCGTCAGGTCCGAGTCGGTCAGCTGCTGCCACGTCAGCGATCCGTACGCCGCGTAGTCGCTGATCGTCGGGTCGGCGAACGACGTGATGTGCACCGTGTCGCCGGCCTGGCTGATGTCGCCTTCGTAGTCCCTGTTGCACAGGTTCCCGTAGACGAGCTTGTTCCGGAGGGTGAGCAGGATCGCCCGCGACCAGATCTCCGGCTTGAAGTTCGTGATAGCCACGACACTCCTTTTCGGTTCGGTTGCTCTGCGCCCGAGCGGGCGCGTCGTCTGAGCCGCGCCGGATGGCGCGTGGTGAGCCCGCCCTTAGAGGCGCGCGGGCGTTGCGCGAACGGCCTGAGCCGTGCCTCGGGTGGTGCCGCCCCGCGGGGCTAGCTGGCGAGCGCCCGCACCTGATTGGGGTCGCTCAGCGCCTTCATGAACTCGGCGTCGCTGAGGCCCATCAGGTCGCCGACCGGCGTGTCACCGCCGCGTGCGCCCTGATCGATGGGCTTCGCGGTGGTCACGCCTGCCGCCGCCAGGTGCGGCTTCGCCTCGATCAGCGCATCGACGAGCGCCGCGACGTTCGTGGGCGCGCCATCCTCGCCATACTCGATGGCGCCGCGGTCGATGAGAGCAACCGCGTCGGTCGGGTCGGCCAGCTTGCCGGCCGCGGCCGTGCTGATCGCCGCCTCGGTGAGCGTGCGCTTGACGCGCTCCGCCGCCTCGGTGGCTGCCGCCTCGGCCTTGGCCGCGCGCTCCTGCGCCTTCTCGAGCTCGGACTTGTTCGCCGCCTCGATCTCGGCCAGCCGCTCGGCCGCCGTCTTGAGCTCGTCGTAATCCGCGTACTGCGCCTTCTGGCGCGCGAGGCGCTCCCTGACGATGCGATCGACGTCGGCCTGCGAGAACGTGGTGCCCTCGGTGCCTGCACCCTCGGTGCCGGCGCCCTCTCCCGTGCCGCCTTCTCCTCCACCCTCGCCACCGTCCGGTGCGAAGTGGACCCAGCTATCCCGTCTCACGACGTTGGTGCCTCCTTACGGAGTGGGCCGCGCGCTACTGCGCGGGCGTCCCGCCCTGCGGCGGTGTCTCGCCACCCTCCTCGCCCGGTGACTCGGGAGCCTCGGGCGTGGTGGTGGACGAATCGGCGGTGGCGGTGATGATGGCCGCCGCCTCAGACTTCGTGTAGCCCAGCTTGGTCAAGGCCGTGTGCTGGTCGATCAGATTCGCGCCGAACTGCTTGAGCACCGCGTCGGTCAGCGCCGACTCGACGTCGGTCTGCGGGCGCGCCCACATGACCTCGGAGCGCGGCGGCTTCTTCTCGCCGGCAAGCACGCGCGCCAGGCGCATGACCTCTTCGAGGCCCTGGCCAAACGTGCGCTGCTTCCGGAGCACCTTCTTGACGAGGCCGGATTCGGCCGAACGGATCGCATCGCCGGAAGGCGACTGCCCCTGCTGAATCAAGTAGTGGCGCGGGGTGCGCGTCGTCACAGCGATGTGGAGCACCTTCTGCTCGATGGCCTTGATGTAGCCCTCGAGATCGGTCTCCTTGAACTCACCGAACTTCGAGTTCGGGTTCTCGCTGTAGATCAGGCGGTCGATCGCAACGTCGAACGGCTCCATCGGCTTGCCGTTGGCGTCCTCGTGCAGCGTCAGGCCGACAGCCCACCGCTGCTTGTGCGCGCCGAAGTAACCGGCAAGCGCGAGCAGGAACAGGAAGCCGTTGATCTGTTGCTGGATCTTCCAGACGTCCGCGAGCTCCGACTCACCTTCGAGAAGGAGCCGCGGGCGGTTGCGCAGCGGCACGATCGGCACGACGCCGGCCGGGTTGTGGACCTCGCCGTCCTCCTGGAGCATCTCCCAGCGTGTGGAGCTGGCCTCCATGTCAAGGGCGTTCGCGGCCGTGACCGTGGTGCTTGGCGCCAGGATGGAACCGGCGCCGCGGAAGCGCACGATGCGATCCGGCAGGTAGACGTTCGCGCGAGCGTCGCCCGTGAGGTCGTCGAGCCAGAACTTCGCAGCGGCATCGCGCTGGCGCATCGCGGTGCCCGGCGCGTACGCGATGATCGTCTCGAGGGGGTCCTCGATCCTGATGTCGGGCTGACCGTCGCCGTCCTGGTCGGGCCAGACCGAGAGGTAGGACACGCCCTTGACGAGCGCCTCCAAGAATGCCACCTGCGACGCCGACTCCATGTCGTTGGCGGTCCAGATGTCGTCCGCCTTGGCGTCGGCCGCATCGTCGCCGGTACTGAACCCGTCGACCGCCAACCGCTCTTCCACGACGTCGACGACGAGCCGCATGAAGTTCGACTGCGACTCGTTGAGCAACTGCTTGAACTGGTCGCGCATCTTGCCGCGATGCGCGTCCGTGAGGAACGGCATCGGGTGGTCGCCGCGGTAGAACCGCTCCATGCGCTGGAGGTCGGCGCGGCGCATCATCTGGCGGCGCTCGAGCACGTCGAGCCACCACCACGGCGAGCCGGGGGTCGTGTCCACTTGCGCCAAGGCGCCTTCCTCCGTCAGTCGTTTGGCGGTCCGGCTACGCGAACCCGCCGCCCCTGTAGACCTTCCGCTCCTCGGCGGCGCCCCAGGTGGCGAGAGTGGCCGCAACGAGCGGCGTGATGTCGACGCCCGAACCGCGGCGCGACCAGGCCCAGCGGTCGCCGAGCGGGCGCGTGCCGGCGCCGCGCAAGGCGGCGCGTAGCGGCGCTTGGCCCATGTGACGCAAGCGCGCTTCGGTCACGATGTCTACGAAGTCGCCGCACGCCTTGGCGTACTCGTCCGCGTCGACCGTCGTAACCGTGACGCCGCGCCGCTCAAGCTCCGGGATGAGCGAGCTCGCAGGGCCGCGTGCGTCGCAGACCACCTTCGCAGCGCCGTGGCGCTGCACGCGCTCAGGCAGCCATCCGGTGATCCATCCGGTGCCGCGGTCCTGCGCCGCTACCTCCACGTGGCGCATCCCATCGGGGCGCCGGCCTGACGCCACGATGCTCCCGCGGGAACGATCGGGCGACACGTCGAACGCGAACGTCGGGGCGCTACTGATCGTGGAGTTCGCGTCACAGAGCGAGTCCCAGAGGTCGAGGTCGACCACGGTCTCCTCGTCCTCGGCGGGCCAATCACCGACGCCGAGCCGTTCCACCGCGAACTCGCGGGCGCCGAGGGCGCGCTGCTCAGTCGCGATGTAGTCGACGTCTAGCCGGATGCCGAGCCCAGGGTTGGAGATCGCCCAGGCTTCCGGGTCAGCCGCAACGTGCGGCGGGACAGCATCGGGGTCGTCGTACGGGAGCGACCACTCCATGTACGTGAGCCCGGGATCTCCGCCCCTGAGCGCACGCGCACGAATGCGAGCCAGCACCATCCCGTCGTCGTGAATGAGACGGTCGACCGGCGAGCCCGTGTACCAGACCTGCGGGTCGGGTCGGGCGCTCAGCGTCGGCAGAAGTGAACCGTGCGCCGTCGTAGCGAGGAACATCGCCTCGTCGAGGTAGAGCGTGTCGCTCGTGAATCCACGACCGCCGCCCTTGGTCCGCGTTCGGAAGCGAAGGCGCTGCCCGTTCTTGAGCTCGATGCCCTCTTCGCCGTGCGCGCGGGGCATGCGCTTGACCTGGGTGCGCAGCCAATCGAAGTTCTCGACCCAGCCGGCTACGCGCCTGAATGCTTCGAGGCTCGTGTCGAACTGATGCGCCGAGTGCACCTGGAGGCGCTCACCGAGCAGGAAGAGGCCGGCAAGCTGCCGGGCCTCGAGCACGGCGTTCTTGCCGTTCTGGCGAGGCAGGACGAGCCCGATCTCGAAGGCGGCCCAGCGGTCGGCGTCGTGCTTGCGCTGGAGCGACTTGCGGAGGGCGTACTGCTGCCACGGGTCGAGGACGAAGCCGATCGAGTCGCAGAGTTCGAGCGCCGCGTCTGCGTCGGGATGGTCCCGACCGGGCGCTACCGACTCAACTCTGGGCCGCTGCGATCCTTTGATCCCGCCGTGCGCGGATCTCGTCAAGGGGTGAGTCCTCCTGCTTGAGCGGGTGCAGTTCCCGGAGGCGGTCCAACGCCTCTTGGAGCCGGCCGGCACACATCGATTTGGCGGTCGCCGAGTTGCGGCCGTCGAGCTGGCGGGCCATCTCCAACGCCACGGCCGCCAGCGCGTCGCAGCGCCAATCCACGCCGAGCGCCATGAGCTCTAGGAGCGTGGCCGACTCGACCAGGCCGGCGCCGGCCTCGCGGAGCCGCGCGCAGAGCGCGTCGAACTCCGCCTCGACGTCACCAATCGCGTGACGTGCGGGCGGGCTTTTGACCTGCGGGGCGCTTGCCCCGGTTGCAGCTTGAGTGCGAGGGGCCAAGGTAGCCGCTCCTGTCGTCCGTGTGGTCCAGATCCCAGGGGTCCCCGGGCAAGATGGCGCCGCCGCAGCGCGCACACACTGCGGCGCCGAGCGCCACCGCCTGCGCGACTTGCTTGCGGAGCCTGGCGTGCTCCCTGCCGTAACCGCGGAGGGCCGGCGATGCCTTGCGTCCGGCCAACGTTGGCCCTCCTTTGGCCCTCCCCCGACGCCGTTAGCGACCCGTTTTGGATCGGGGGGTTCTACGGAAACTGGCGGGGTGGCGGCGCGAATGCGCTCTAGTGGTCATGCCCCACCCCTTCGCCAGTTTGCTCGTGCCGAGCGCGCCAAGCGCCGCACGGCGTCGCGCTCATCGCTTCGGTGCATGCACACATAGCAAGGGAGCAACGCGGCTCAGCGCGGCCTCGGCTGCACGCTTCAACGGCTTGCGCTACCGGCCTGCCTCACTGCCGCGCTGCTTGAGGTACTGCTCGAAGGCAGCGTAGGACCCAAGCAGCCGCTCAAGGTGGGTCACGCCCTCGGCTGCCCAGGTTGGGATCGCTTCGTCGGAAAGGTCTTCCGCGATCAGGTGGAGTGCCTTCGCAGAGCCCGCCATGGTCAGAGAACGATCCGGAGGATTAGGCCGGCCGAGCAGCCCTCGCGGACAAGGCGCTGCACATGCTCGCGGTCGATGTCCTTCCGGATGGCGAGCGCGCTGGCGTCCAACGTCGAAAAGCCCAGCCGTAGGAAGCTGAGCGTCCGCCAGGCCACGATCTTCTCGTCTGCGTCCGGGTGATAGAGCGGCGTCATGCGGTCGCGCTCCAGGCGTCGAAGCAGCCTTGGCACGTTCCGAACATGACGTCGCTCCCTTCATGACCGCACTCGGTGCACGTAGCCGGCGCGTTCTGTGCAGTCGGCTCGCGGTGTCGCTCGGCGTGCTCCGCCTCGGCGACGGCATGCTCTTCCCAGAAGCTCATAGAAGCGGGAGCAGGAATCGAACCTGCGACCTGGGGCTTATGAGGCCGCCGCGCTACCACTGCGCCATCCCGCTATGTCAGCGATGAGGCCGGCGCCCATCCACTTCCGGCCTCGCTGCCACGACGATGTCTTCTCCGCGCTAGCGAGCGCCGGCTGCTCTCGTGGCTCCTAAGGGCGGCGGGACGCCATTACGCGGTCTCACCGTCGCCCGAGTTGTGGCCCACGCTGGTCCGGCGCTGTGCATCCGGCTTTGCGCGCTTACGCGCGGGCGCGTTTTGTTGATCCCTGCGTGTTAGGGCAAACGCGGCCCCACTTCCGCGCGTCCGGCCTCTTCCAGCGGGCCTCTCTGCGAGCCAGTCTTGGACATCGCCTAGCTGGAGCCGCGACGACCGATGAGCGATGAGCGACAAGCGACGCCGGCACCTGTATGAGCGACGGCATTGGGCTACAAGAGCCTCGCTCAAAAGCTCGTATTGAGTGTTGCGGTGGCGAGCGATGAGCGACACGTGGCGCGTGCCATGTCGATGCCACTTGTGTAGGAAGTGGGGCCGCCGTTCCCGTAACCCGCAGAGAGCGAAGAGGCGGCTCCGCGCGTTTCGTTCGCAAAGTGCGAACTATTTGAGCGCTCAAGGGCTTTCGTGCGAACGAGTGTTCGTGCATCGTTCGACCCGTGAAGGTTGAGCGGTCAACTAACGCGGGAGGAGCAATGACCAACCGCACCAAGGCGCGCCACTGGCTCGCGTACCGCTTGGTCGAGCTGGCGCGCCGGCACGGGGTCGTGCTGTGAGCCGCCGGGCGCGGATCCACCGCGGCCTGCGCTGGGCTGAGGAGCAAGGGCTCATCCGCTCTTGGTACGCCGGCTCTGGCGACCACGGCACGCGCTGGGTCGTCGAAGGCGTCGCGTTCACCGAGCGCGTGTGGAGCACGTCCCAGGTCGAGGCGTTCCTGACCGGCCTCGACTGCATCGAGGTCGCGATCAACGGCATGAACCGGGCGCGGTCATGAGCGATCTGAACGGCATCCTGGGCCTGCGCGAGCAGCGGTCCAACCGCCAGACCGGAACGCTCGTCAGCGTCTACGACGGCGAGGCCGCCGGCATGGACACGGACGCCGGCCGGTGGCAAACCGTCTGCGAGGAACATGGCGCGATCTGCTCACACTCGACGTTGGCTCTGGCACGGTACTTCCTGGCAGCGCCTGCCGAGTGGTGCGAGGAGTGCAGCTACATCGCCGAGCAGCCGCGCGACGAAGAGCGTGAGCCTGACATGGCCACGCCCGAGCCGATGAGCGATGTCCCGACGACCGACGCCGAACGGGTCGACGTGCTCGTCTCCAGCGGCAAGGCGGTGGACGAACTGGAGGCATTCACGATGCTCCACGCGCTCGACCACCCCGAGCAGAGCCATACCGAGGCGTTCGCCGAGTTCCGCGCGAAGCGCGACGCTGAGCGCGCCGCCGAGATCAAGGTCACGTGGCGCAAGGTCAGCGAGGACACGGGCGGCGGCTGGAGTGGGCTTGGCCCGAACGGGGAGCTCGTGTTCGTCCGCCGCGAGGCCAGCGGCTTCGCCTACGGAGATGTTCACAAGACGATGACGCCCTGGAGGCGCAGCGTCGTCGGATACGCGGCCACGTTGGCGCGTGCCAAGCGGGCCGCCGAGGCCCTGTTCACCCACGACGGCGGCGAGGCCGCCAGAGAGGAGGCCCAAGTGGCCACCGAGACGACCAACCCGACCGCCGAGTCCCTGATGGCCGGACTCGGGCAGGCGACGAGCCCCGACAAGGCGCCGTACTCGCGGCTCCAGGTCAAGGGCAAGACGCTCGCCTACTGCTCGAACCGCAAGGACGGCGTCCTGCTCGACTTCGCCGCCGGCATCGTCGAGGATGCGCCCGCGCGCTTCCAGAAGGCGCTCGAGCACAAGGGCAACCGCGCGACGATGCACGTCACCGCCCGGAACGCCAAGGGCGCCCGCTCCCTCCTGGAGTGGGTCGCCAAGCAGGTCGGCTAGTACGCCTGCGGGTGGGGCCCTACGCGGGCCCCGTCCGGAGTCGTTCTGGGTCACGACTGGAGGGCAACAATGCATCCCCCAAACAAGGTGCCCCTTTCGAGGCATGGCATCGGTTCCAAAGGGCAAATATCTTGGGCCGCCGTGAGTCGGCAAGCGGCCAGGCACTCTCTCCTACAACCGCGGACCTTTTGGGCTGCGGGCGGTTGCGCCTTCGGGTCATCACTCCCGAAACGCTCCCGTTGGCGGGTGCTCGGCGGCCACGGGCGCAACGGCGTCGGCTGATCACGCATAGGCCGCGTCCGCTAGGCGTCAACTAGCCGGCGCGCTCCCGATCCCAGGTGCCATGACGCGGGCGGCAACCCGCAGGCACCCGGAACCTACCCACCCTTAGGGACGCGCACGGGGCGCGAGGGAGGCCCCTGGTCCCTGAATCAGGAGCCCGCCCGGCAAGGCGGGACCAGAAGGGAGCCGACGGGTGTCTCCGTCGACAGCCCCCGCGGGCGCAACCGCGGTCCAGAACCGACCCCAGGGACCTCCGAGCCCTGGCCGCCTAACCCTACTCCGGCGATCGGCTGCCACAAAGGTCGATGCCCCGGCGCAACGTGATCTAAACGCGACGGCCCGGAAGTGGGGCCGCTCTCGCCCTAACCCGCCAATGACTGACGGGTTAGAGCAACTGATGCAGGAGCCGGCCGGTGGTGCGAACCACGGCCGACGCGCCCACGAGGGGCCAAGCGGAGCCAGCGCGGAGATCCGCTCCGAGTTCGCAGGCCGCACCGACGGCCGGTTCATGGAGCCACTCGGAGCCTCCGACTGGCAAGCAGCCGAGTACCTCCGGAACACCGGGTGGACCGTGGCGCGGGTCAAGGACCCCACGGCTGCCGGCATGACCGGCCACCGCGGCGCGCTTCATGAGGACGAGTACGTCGACACCGCTGTAGTCGAGGCGATCGTCGAGCGCGAGCTCGGCTACGACCTCGAACAGCTTCATTCCGTATACAGCACGGGCGGGCGCATCCCGTCCGCACGGCGCGAGCTCCGGGACCGCATTGACGCCCGGCTGCTCGCGCTTTCGCGTAGTGGGGCGAACATGGACTTGTTTGGCCGTGTCACCGGCTTGAACCCGTCCACGTTGGACCGCGCCCTCGCTCGTGCCCGAGCAGAGGAGGTCCAGTGATGGCCTGGCAGGACGACGCGATCCGCGGTTCCGACGCGGACCCGTTCACGCCGAGCGAACAGATGCTCGACAGCGACCTGTTCCTCGATCCGTGGGCCGAACCTGCCTACGTGCGCGCCGAGGACGCCGAGTGAGCGGCCTGACTGCATTGCAGGCGCGCGAAGCGGTCGCGAAGGAGCACGCCGAGCGGCGCAACCGCGAGGCCGCATGCCGGCTCAACTTCCTCGTCCACGGTGACACGTTCATCGACGAGGACGGCGAGCCGACGGCGCACGCGACGGTCTGTGTCTGCTCGCCAACGTGCAGCCGCGACTACGACCCGCTGCCCTACCCCGAGGCCGAACCGGCCGACGCGAAGCTCTACGACGGGACGGCGATCGGCGCCATGTACGGCCTGACGCCGCCGACGAAGCGGCGCACCTGGCAGGACGACGACGGCAACCCGGTCATGGCTGAGAGCAACCTGCTCGTCGGCCTGGCGGGCTGGAACCTGATCCCGAGGAGTGAGCGGTATGAGTGAGCTCGCAGTCGAAGTCATCGGCATCGACACTGTCGAAGCCCACCCGAAGAATGCGCGCCAAGGCAACGTCGAGGCCATTGCTGAGTCGCTGACGCGGTTCGGCCAGGTCAAGCCGATCCTCGTGCAGAAGTCGACGGGCTACGTCGTCGCCGGCAATCACACGCGCGAAGCCGCCAAGAGCCTCGGCTGGGACGAGATCGCGGCCGTCCTCCTGGAGATGGACGACGAGACGGCCGAGGCGTACCTCTTGGCCGACAACCGCACGTCCGACCGCGCCAGCTACGACCAGGCGAAGCTCTACGAAAGTCTGGAGGGCCTGCTCGACCTCGACGGCACGGGCTACGACATCGACTACGTGGAGACGCTGGGCGATGCACTCGGCGCCAACGCGGTCGAGAACACGGACACGGGTGCGGTCGTCAAGCAGGCGCCGCCCGAGAAGGCGGCCAAGGTGAAGGCCGAGACGGCCAAGGCGCCGGCAGAGCCCATGCGCGACATCGTCATGCTCATGACGGTCAGCCGGGCGCAGAAGTTCGGCGAGAAGGTCGCGCGCCTCCAGAAGGCGTACGGCACGAGCACCGTCGTCGACACGGTGGAGCGTGCCATCGACGAGGCAGTGGAGCGCATCTGATGGACCGCGTCTTTCCGTGGTTCATTAGCCCGGGACACCTGCGCCACCCGTACTTCACGTGGCTCAAGGTCGCAGTCCTGAACGCGATCACGCTGGCGATCTACGTCGCAACGGCGGTCGCAACGGCCGCTCTCGTCTGGAGGGGGTTCGCATGAACCCGCTCGATCTCATCGAGGCGGCCCACGGACTGACCGGGGCGGCAGAGCTCGTGCGCGCCTACTACGTGGCGCTCGTCGGAACCGGCTTCACCGAGGAAGAGGCGATGGCGCTCACGATCGCATGGCAGACGGCCATGCTGGCGACGGCGCCGAGGAACGAGTCATGAAGCGCCAGACGTACTTCGTGCCTGACCTGAGCCAATCGTCGTCGCGGGCGGTCCCGGTCAACCCGACCGACGACTACGAGGTCACGAACGCGATGCGCGTGCTTGGCGTCAAGGCCAATTGCGTCGGCTCGAAGCTGGCGGATGGGAGTGGCATGCACGCGCCGGCCTTGGACATCGACTGGCCTTGTCAGCTCATCGAGTCCAGCACGCCGGGTCACTTCCACCTGTACATCGACAAGCGGCTGACATGGGCGCAGTACGTGAAGGTGCTCAACGTCCTGGCCGAGGTCGGCATCCTCGAACAGAACTACGTCGCTGCCTCCATCCGCGACGGCGCCACGATCCTGCGTCGGCCGGGCGTGAGGAAGTAATGCCGGCCTACGCCGACCTGACGCCGCAGGTGCGGGCCATCGTGGACCGCAAGGCTGCGGCCCACGTGGCCGAGCACGGTGGCGACGTCAAGCAGGTGCGCGAGTTCATTGCGTTCCGCGTCACGACCACGACGTACAAGCCGACGCAAGGCACGGGTCACTGATGGCCGCGCTGGAGCTTGAGATCGAGCTAGGACCCGAGTCCGTGCCGGGCCAGCGGTGGGCTTCCATCAAGGCTGGCGGCGTCACGATCTTCTCGTCACTCGTCTACGACAACCGCGAGTCGCCTGCGGAGCGGAACATCTTGCTGATGTTCGGGACGCGAATGCGTCGCCTCCTGGAGGACGACGAGTGAACTACGCCCTGTACGTCATCAGCGCCGGCCGCCCCGCTTCGGTGGAGCGGCTGGCTCCGCACCTGGCGACCGTCGACGCGCCCGTGTTCTGGGTGGTGCCGAGGAGCGATGCCGGTTCGTACGAGGCCGAGGGCGCCAACGTCATGATCGACCCGGGCAGCCTTGTCGGGGCGCGGAACCTTGCGCTCCAGCACGCATTCAACTACCTGCCCGAGCCGGTGGCATGCGTCCAGCTGAGCGACGACATCAAGCGCCTGCGGGCGCTGCCCAAGCAGGACGTAACGTTGGGCTGGGCCCTCGCGCAGATGGACGCGGCCCTGGACGACACGGGCCTCGCGCTCTGCGGCTGCTCACCGACCGACAACCTCTATTTCGCCAAGGAGGGCGTCAGCACGCGCAAGTTCGTCGTCGGCGACCTGATCATGGTCCGCCCCACCGATCTCCGGTTCGACGAGAACCTGCGGCTGAAAGAGGACTACGACTTCACGCTCCAGAACTGGATGACCTACGGCGGCGCGGCGCGCTGCGACTACATCGCGCCGAGCTTCGCCCACTACACGAATGCCGGCGGCGCCGTTGCGTCGCGGACGGCACAGCTTGAGCAGGAGACGATCGCGTACCTCATGGCCAAGTGGCCGGGGATGCTCCGCCTGAACCCGCGGCGCGAGAACGAGGTCCTGCTCACGACGCCGAAGCGCCACCGATGAGGCCGAAGACGCATCAGGAGTTGCTCGACGCCTGGGTTCAGGCGGAGCTCTCCGTCATCGATGACCGGAGTGGCAACTTCGCGGCCGACTGGCGCCAACTGATCTCAGACGCTGAGACCTATGCCGCGGCGCACGGCCTTCACACAGAGGCCCTCAACGACACGCGCGAAGAACTGCGCATATGGGAGGACGACGCATGATCACGATGCACAACGAAGCGCCGGTCGACCGGGACGTCACGGTGACGGTTTCGCTCACGTTCAAGGAGAGCGAGCTCCGTTTGTGGGCAGCCGCTCACTGCTTGGGCGTCGAGCTTGGCGCGCGGTTCCGAGAGGCGATCGAGTGCGACCGGGGCAACGATCCGTACGTTGCGCTTCGGGCTTACTCACTCTGATGGAGCTCCTGGAGTTCCGCGCCCGCACCAAGCGGAGCGACGAGTGGGTCGAGAAGTACAAAGGCGCCCAGGTGAACCCCGAGATGATCAGCGTCAAGCTCGAGGGCCCGGCGCGCGTGCTCAAGCCGAACGGCAAGCCGCTCGCCGTCTACCTGCCGGGTGCTGCCAAGGACGTCGGGGACGAGACCTACCCCGAGTTCACGAAGATCCGCATGCTGACCGACAACCGCGGCTACGCGAGCGGCGGTGAGCGCGCCATCACGCGCGGTTCTGGGACGCGCTCGCGGACGGTGCCGGTCATGAGCTCCATCCTCGGCAGCTTCGAGGCGGTCGGCGCGATGCAGTATTGCCGGCTGACCGCGTTCACCGCGCAGAAGGTGCAGGAGTGGGAGCGACTGCTCCCGTACTTCGACCGCATCGCGCGCCTGTTCGAGGAGTACGTGCCCGAGCGGTACGCCGCGCAGATGGTGGCGGTCGAGAACGCGAGCCCCGATTGGGTCATCGCCGGCACGCCGTTCACGACGATCACGGTGAACAACACCTACCCGACGGGCCTGCACACGGACAAGGGCGACCTGGACGCCGGCTTCTCGACGCTCGGTTGCATCCGGCGCGGTGCCTACGACGGCGGCTGGCTCAGCTTCCCGCAGTACGGCGTCGCCGTGGACATGAAGGACGGCGACGTCCTGCTCATGGACGCGCACGAGTGGCACGGCAATACGCCCATGGCGTGCTCGCATTGCGGCGAGACGCTCCGGAAGCCGGGCCACTACTGCACGTACATGAATGACTTCGGCGAGGAACACCCGCCCGAGCGCATCAGCATCGTCAGCTACTTCCGCACCGACATCGTGGAGTGCGGCACGTTGGCCGAAGAGAACGCTCGCCGCGTGGCGCTTCAAGAGAAGCGTGCCGGCAAGGCGCTCGGCCTTTCAGGAGAGGAGACGGCGTGAGCCATCTCGTCGCAACGTTTCTCGTGGCGTTCATCTACGCCTTCGGTCTGGCGCTTGGCGTCTTGACCGCGTGCGCGCTGTTCGGCGTGCATCTGTGAGGTCGGGAGTAGCGGAGCGTTCACGGAGGGCCGTGGACGCCGCCGGCACCCGTGCGCGCCAGGGCACGGTCAACTCGGCCGGCACCTGGGAGCCCAAGCGCGGCAAGAAGGCTGAGACGGAGACGTTCCGGCCCGGCAAGACGGCGCGCCAGCGCCGCGGAGGTCGGTCATGACGCAACCCACGCAGGCCCGCCAGGGCAAGGGCTACGACGCACCGCGGACCTACGCCTGGCCCCCGCTCCCGCCGCACGAGTTCGAGGTCATTTCGGTGACGTCGGCAATCGGCGGCGGCATGCCCAAGCCGTACCTTATCGGTTGGGCGGCCAAGGTCACGGCGCAGGCCGCGATCGATAACCACGACATCGTGGCGGCCATGCTGGCCAAGGGCGACGAGCGTGGCGCCATTGACTACGTGAAGGGCGCACGGTTCCGCGACAGCGGCACGAAGGCCGACCGCGGCACCATCGTCCACGGGGCGCTCGAGGCCTACTTGGCGGGCAAGCCGCTCGACCAGGAGACGATCGAGGCGCAACTCAAAGAGGCGCGCGTTCCGCTGAATATGTGGAAGAGCGCGGCGGCCATGATCGCCGGCCTCATGGAGTTCCTATACGACGAGGAGCCCGAGGTCTACTGGAGCGAGTCGACCGTGTACTCGCGCCAGCACGGCTACGCCGGCACGGCCGACCTGATCGCCCGCATGCGTGTCGGCGGCACGCTCAAGAACGTGATCCTCGACGTCAAGACGTCGAAGAGCATCTACGACGAGACGGCACTCCAGCTCTGCGCCTACGCCCGTGCCGACTTCGTTGGCCTGGACGATGGCACCGAGGCGGAGCTCACGCCGAACGGCGAGGCGATCGAGCACGGCATCGTCGTCCGCCCCACGCCGACAGGCAAGTACGAGAAGGCGGTGTTTACGCTGACCGACGAGGTCTACGAACTGTTCCTCGGCTGCCTCACAGTCGCGTCGAAGAAGGACGTGCTGGACACCGTCCGCCGACCGTCATGAACGAAAACACCCAGGCTGACGTTCCTAAGGAGCACTCTGCCGCTATCGCGCAGGTGCATGAGGTCGAGGTCTGCTACGCGGATGGCGACGAACTGTGGAAGCTCGTCTGCTCGTGCTCGTGGGAGTGCTGGGATCAGGCGTCGGAGGACGACGCTTACGACTGCTGGGACGTGCATCTTGTGGACGAGGTTCACACGGTCACCCGTCCTGGCTTCCGAGCCCGCGTAACGGTGGAGGGCCGCGCGAATGTCTGATGCCGCTACGGCCTGTTGGTGCCCGCTCTGCGGGCCTCAGTCGGCAACCATTAGGTGTCCGAACTGCGGCGGGAAGCTGTCGTGAAGCCGTTCGATTCTGTGCGTCCGCCCGAGCCGCCGATCTGCGGGGTTACGGTTTCATCGTCGTGGCATGAGCCGGTCGCCTGCGCGTATCCGCCCGATCACGAAGGCCCGCATTCGTGGGCGAGCATCCCGGCATTGCCTCCGCGCGATGGTCGCATGACGAAGAAGGAGGCAGCCCGTCGGCTGCTCATTCTCGCGGGCGAGATTTCGCTGACGCTCGACAGCGATCATGACGCCCCGACGTGGCCGGACGACCTGACTGTGATCGCGGAAGGACTGGCCCCCGATGTCGACTAACCCTGGCGAAGCCCGGAATGCCGCTCGGATTCGCCGCCGCTGGAGGCGTCTGTGGTGCGGTCACTACTTCGTCATGGAGACGGGCCTGCTCGACGCCCACCCGTTTACGACCTGGATCTGTCAGCGCGGGTGCGGCAAGCGCAAGCTGATGTTCGCGGACACGATCCCGATGAGCTACATCGAACCGTGGGAGACGGTCGTCAACGACCGCGTGGTGCCGCGTGGATAGTCGCTCTGCCGCTCCGAAGCGGGACCTGGACTATCTGCGTGAGCACGGCCTGTGCGCGACGTGTGAGTCCCCGCTGACGGATGAAGAGAAAGCGCTCGAAGGCGTCGGCGGGAGTTACGTCCGGTGCGACGAGTGCGTCCGCGAGATCCAGCGCAACGGGCCGGAGTTCATCGGGGGGCCGGTCGTATGACCGATGCCGCTGAGGAGCAGGCGTGAGCCCGCTCGCGCAACTGCTCTGGCTCTACGCGGTGATCCTGGGCGTCATCGTCCTGGGCCTCGAGGCTGCGAAGTGACCGAAGAGCGACTGCGCGAGCTCGCGGCGGACATCGACCTGCGACTGATCGAGTCATGGTCCGTCATCGCCGAGTGCGAGAGCGTACTCGGGCCCATCCTGGACGACGACGACACGCGGGCAGCGTTCGCGTCGCTGCTCCGCATCGCGTACGGCCGTGGCTACATGGATGCCCTACGCGAGGACGCCGCCGGCAAGCGCGGCGAGCTCACGCGGGCGCACGGCTACGTAACTCCCTGAACTGGCGCGGGGCCGAAGGCCCTCTAAGGGCGGGAGACGCATAGGGGCCAAGTGATCCCGCCGCCCCGCGCTTGCACCTGGTCGCAACACCGCGGGCGCTGCCCGCCAGCACGAACACGAAAGGGGGCCCGTTTGGGCTTCTGGGACGAGTACGAGGACGTCGGCAGCCTCGGCACCTTCATCGGCGCCGCGGAGAAGAAGGTCCTCATGGAGAACGGCATCCCGATGACCGTGACCAAGGTCGTCGAGGATCAGCAGAACCAGTACGGCCCGCGCTACGTGGCGCAGGTCGTCGTTCCGAACCCGGAGACGGGTGACGAGGAGGAGCGCGCCATCAGCTTCCCGATCGGGACGGTGGAGTCGCGCGACAGGCTGCTCGCGCAGCTGAACGAGTACCTCGCTCGCGAGGACGCCGACACGGTGACGATCAAGCTGGAGCAGGTCGGGCGCTCCATCCTGATCCGCCAGGCGTAGCGATGCCGGACAGCGGGGCCGCCGCCCACGGGCGGCCCCTCTGCCCGTGCCACGGCGAACCGATGGACACGTGCGCCAGCGGTCAACGCTGGACGTGCGCCGTCAAGCGCCGGGCACGGCGGAGGGCGGCCTACCTCAAGGACCCCGCCAGCGCCAACTACGCGCGGACGCGGCGTGCCCTACGGGCGCGCATCCGGTCGAAGCGCCGGCAGATCGAGGAACTGGAGTTACGTCTTGAAGAAGAAGACGCAAGCTGAGCTCAAGAAGGCCCAGCTCACCAAGGCGGCGCGCACCATCATCCGCCTGAAGCACTCGCTGGCGGCGGACGAAGAGATCAATGCCGTCTTGCCGGACACGCTCGAGGAGTTCGACGACGCGCTGGCGCGCGGCGAGCTCAAGGAGCTCGTGGCCGAGCTCAACGACGTCATCCGGGACTGAGCATGCGCCTCACTACCACGAGGCGCGTCCGCATCCTGGACTTCGACTGCGAGTGCCGGCCTATCGCCTGGTACGGCGGCGATTGGGTCACGAAGCAGCCCACCGCCATCGCCTGGAAGTTCATAGGCGAGCGCGGGCCGGTCGAGGTCGCAGTCATCGGCGAGTCGTACGACACGCGGCGGGTGCTCGACGAGGAGCGCGCCATGCTGGAGCGCTTCCGCCAGGCATACGACGCGGCCGACATCGTGACGGGCCACTACATCAGGGGCTTCGACCTGCCGCTCCTGAACGGTGCCCTCATGCGCCTGGGTCTGCCGCTCCTCGGCACGATCCTGGCTCAGGACACGAAGAACGATCTCGTCACGGCGCAGGGCCTCTCGAAATCGCAGGAGAACCTCGGCGCCATGTTCGAGCTGAGGCACCCGAAGGTGCCGATGAATACGGCTCTCTGGGCGGAGGCGAACATGCTGCTCCCCGAGGGCATCGAGGCAACGAAGAAGCGCGTCATCGGTGACGTGCGCCAGCACGTGGAGCTCCGGGCAGCCATGCTCGAGCGGGGCGTGCTGGCGGCGCCGAGCCCTTGGAGTGCGGGCGGCGGCAGCACGGAGCAGTACCGGCCGTGACCGACCTCAAGGACGCCGCACTCGCGCTCGCCGCGGAAGGCGTCCGGGTGTTCCCGTGCGGGGCCGACAAGGCCCCGCGAACACCCAACGGGTTTCACGACGCCACGACGAACGTCGAGGCCATCAAGGCGTGGACGTGGGACGGCATGATCGGCGCCGCCATTGCGCCGGGCACGTTCGTCCTCGATGTCGACCCGCGCAACGGCGGCGACAAGACCCTGCTCCTGTTCAAGAACGACGGCAAGGAGCTCCCGCCTACCCGCACCGTGCGGACCAAGTCGGGCGGGTTCCACTACCACTTCACGGTCCCTGACGGGATCGCGCTCCGCGGGAAGCTCGGCCCCGGCGTCGACATCAAGAAGGCCGGCAAGGGCTACGTCATCGCGCCGCCGAGCGCCGGCTACAAGATCATCAACGACACGGCGCCCGTCGCCGCGCCTGAGTGGCTCCTCGAAGAGATCGTGGTGCCCGAGGTCGTCGACGGCAGCGACGAAGCGAGCGAGCCCAAGTTCTTCCCATGGGAGGAAGGCACGCCCTACGGGATGGCCGCGCTCGAGCGGGAGATGGGGCGACTGGCGACAGCGCCGGCCGGCGAACGAAACAACGCCCTCAACCGCGCCGCGTTCGCGCTGTCGCAGCTTTGCGCAGGCGGCGAGATCAGCCGCAAGGCCGCGCTCACGGCGCTGACCGAAGTGGCGCCGCGTGTCGGCCTGGACCTCCAAGAGGCACGCGCGACGATCGAGTCCGGCTGGAAGGCCGGGATGCAGGTGCCGCGCCAAGCCCGGCTCAAGGCCGAGGCCGTGAACATCGAGACGTTTGGGGCGCCCGAGGGCGGACGGGTAGCGGAAGAGCGGGGTGCGGCGCCTGCCGGCGTAGGGCGCCCCGCCGGCACGTTCGACATCAGCACGCCGGGCGACGCCGAGGCCGAAGGCCGCTTCTGGATGGACTGGAACGGCGAGGACGAGGAGCTCCCGTTCTACTGCCACCCGCTGCTCCCTAAGAACGCCTACGTGCTCGTGTACGGCGCGACCGAGGCGTCCAAGTCAATGACGTGGCTCGGCCTGCTCTGCGAAGGGAGTCACAAGGGCGTGCGCTCCAGCTTCTACAGCCTGGAGAACCCGCCGACGACCGACAAGGGCCGCCTACGCCGTTGGCGTCCGGACCCAGCGAACTTCCGACTGACGAACGAGCCGATCGACTTCAACGACCCGCGCCAGGTGGAGGCACTCGTCAAGCGCGAGAGCGATTGGGGCGACGGCCGCGGCACGGACGTGATCGTGCTGGACACGTACTCGCATGCGTTCAACTCGCGGAGCGAGGACGGCAACGCCAAGGCGATCGAGTTCGCTCGCCGCGTGCGCTACGTGATGCACGTTGTCGGTTGCTCGGTCGTGCTGATCGACCACACGGGCTACGCGCAGGAGGACGAGCCCCGCGACGCGAGCGCCAAGCGTCAGCAGGTCGACGTAGCGATCCTCATGAAGAAGGCCGGGGAGTGGCGCCCCGGGCAGCCGGCGCGGTTCACGATGAAGAACAATAAGGCCGCGCGCTTCGCGAACCCGTTCTATCTGACCGGGGAGATTCGCGACACGAAGGGCGATATACGCGGGCTGGAGCTTGGCTGGCTCGGCGACCGCCCGCGCTGGGAACCGAGCTCGTGACCGCCCTAGAGCGGGAGGCGACCCGGCGCGGCGTCAAGCCGCCGGGTGTCGCCACGCTGCGCCGATACGGCCTCACGGTCGAGGAATGGCTGGAGCTCATGGCAGCGCAGGACTGGAAATGTCCCGTCTGTCATAGGCGTAGCGGCGTGCAGTGGGTGACTGACCACGAGCACGTCCCTATGTGGAAGCACAAGCCGCCGGAGGAGCGCAAGCGGTACGTGCGCGGCGTGCTGTGCGCCTACGACAACCGCTGGCACGTGCCTTCGCGCATGAGCTCGGTCCAGTCGCAGCGCATCACCGACTACCTGGCCGCCTACGAGGCGCGGAGGAACGCATGACCATCACCGAAGCCGACTTCAAGCAGGACTGTCGGCGCCTGCTCCGTAGTGGGCGCATCCCGACACCGAAGGCGCTGCACACGCTGGGCGGCTGGGGCAATGGCCGCAACCTGAACGGCGACAAGTGCCGGTGGCGCGTCGAAGTCATGCGCGAGTTCGGGTGCGTGCTTGTAGGCACCGGCCCGAGTGCGCGGTGGCGACTCCCGTGAGCGACACGTGCATGTGCCTCGCGGTCGATGCGGAGACGGGTGAGGAAGGCTGGCGGCCTTGTCCTGCCCGCCTCTGCGAACTGGAGCACGAGCACTACTTCTGCGGCTCGTCGTTCTGTGACGACCCAGCGTGCGCCATGGACCACAACGCATGAGCGACTACACCGTCATCGACATCGAGACGACGGGCTCGGAGCCGTGGAAGCACGAGCTCGTCAGCGTCGGCATCGGGCTGAACGTCCACCGCCCCGACAAGGGACGGCAGTACGCGCGCATGCTCATGTCACGCCCCGGCGCAACGCTCGTCGCGCACACGAACTACGACCTCCGGTGGCTCATGCTCGACGGCGCCAGGCTGGCGGACGGCGTCAGCTACCACGACACGAAGGTCATGGCGTGGCTGCTCGACGCGACCCAGGAGCTTGACCTCGAGAGCCTGGCCGCGCGCTACCTCGGTTACGTGCCACCCAAGCAGATTCGCATGCGCCAAGGCGTCGTCTGCTTCGCGTGTGCGGACGGCAGCATCGTTCCGATCACCGAGGCGCCGTGGGACGAGGTCGCGGCCTACAACTACTCGGACATCAGGACCGAAGGCGAGCTCTACGAGTGCCTGCGCGCGATGCTCATGGAGCAAGGGCTCTGGGAGCACTTCATCGAGGAGGAGGCGCCGTTCTCGCGGCTGCTCGTCGAGATGGAGGTAGCCGGGCTGCCTTACGACGCGGAGGCCGGCGGCGCGATGCTCACGGCGACCGAGCGACAGAGCGCCGCCATCAAGGCGCGGCTGATCGAGGCCACGGGCGCGCCGGACTTCAACCCGGGCAGTGGCGATCAGGTGGCCCGGTTCCTTTACGAGGAAGTCTGGACGCACCCGGTCAAGTTCGAGATCCCCCGGCTCACCGGCATGACCGCCGAGCGCAAGCTGGCGGCCGTCGAGTCGATTGCACCGCGCGGCGTGCGCGTCAAGAAGGTCGGGCGCGACTACGCCTACGGCGAGCTCATCCTGGACGGACGCGGCCTCGCGCCGCCTAAGCCGCCGAAGTGGAAGAGGGAGCAGAACCCCGACGCGCGCCCCACCGTGAGCGCGAAGCAGCTGAACGTGCTGCACGGCGGCGACCCATGGGTGGCCGAGTACGTCCAGTGGAAGAAACACACGAAGCTGGAGGGCTACCTGCGCGACTGGCAGGAGCGCGTGCACGAAGGGCGTCTGCACGGCCGGTTCGACCAGTCGGGCACGATCACCGGGCGCCTTTCCGGGCGCGAGCCGAACCTCCAACAGGTGTCGAGCACGGGCGATGTGCGTGACCTGTTCCGCCTCCAGCCTGAGGCGGGCCATCTCATCGTCGGCGACTTCGCTGGCCTGGAGGCGCGGCTGGCGGCGCACTTCTCGGGCGACCCGGTCATGCTCGACATCTTCCGGGAGGGCAAGGACCTCTACGGCGTGCTGGCCGCCGAGGCATGGGGCGGCCCGCCCACCAAGGAGAACGAGGCCCGCGGCCTCATGAAGGTGATCTGGCTGAGCTCGCAGTACGGCGCCCAGGGCGAGACGCTGGCGAACACGATGGCGGTCGCCGGCATGCGCGGCTACACGGCGCGCAAGGCCGACGCCATGCTCCGCGACCTTCAGTTCACTGTCCCGCGCCTGTTCGAGTGGCGCGAGGAAGTGATCGCGGAGGCGCGGTCGCTCGGCTACGTCACGACGCTTGCCGGGCGGAAGCGGCACCTGCCCGACATCGGCAGCGCCGAGTGGAAGAAGATGGCCAAGGCTGAGCGCCAGGCCGTCAACTCGAAGGTCCAGGGCAGCGCCGCCGATGTCGTGCGGCGCGTCATGCTGAGGGCGCGCGAGCAGGTCGACCCCGCGGTCGCCTGCATCATCCTCCAGGTCCACGACGAGATCCTCTGGGAGACCGGCGCGGACTGGAGCCCCGACGCGTTCTCCGCGTTGGTCCGTGTCTGCGAGACGGGCCACGGCTTCGCACTCGAAGTGCCGCTGACGTTCGAGGCGAAGGTCTGCCAGAGCTGGGCTGCCAAGGGCGGCTCGGCTGGCCAGGTCCAGGCCGGCGCCTACGCCCACCTGGGCGACGTGCTCGAGGCCGCCGCGGCCTGAGCTCGGCACCTACGGCCCCGGGGCGGCAACGCGCCGTCCTGGGGCCACTCGAGGACGTGTAAGGACGCCTGCCGGCGCAGGGGCGACAAAACCCCTGCAAATACCCGGTGAAGATTTGAGCAGGTTTGCCCGCCCGACCCCTTGCTCGGGAGTGGCGCAAACGCGCTCCAAGGACGCCTAAGGAGGGCTGAGCGGTGAGCGATGAGCGCCGCCCGGTGGGCTTCGTGCCCGGGAAGTGGGGCCGCGCCGCCCCTAACCCGCCAATGCTCACCCCCGATCTGAACGCCGACCTGCTCGGCTTCGCGTTCCCGGTTGCCGGGGGCGTCGCGACAGTGACAGGCACCGCGTCGTGGAGTCCCGTCTACGTGACGGTCGACACGCCGGCCGGGCCTTCATGCCGCGTAGCCGCGCAGGTGCGTCGGAGGAAGGAGCTCCTGTGACGGACCTCCAGAAGTTGTACCTGGCGGCACGTGCCGGCAGTAAGCGCGGCCACCACGCCGCGCTCCGGTTCATCGCTCGCCAGACGGGCCTCGACGAGGCCACGATCGACCGCTGCCTCAAGCGCGCCCGCCGGACGGACGTGCTCGAAGAGAAGCGCGCCAAGAAAGCCGCCAAGTCCGAGGCGGTGCCAGCATGAGCCCGCTCGACAAGGCGACGCCGCGCCAGCTTCTGGAGCTTCTGGCCTTCACGGCCTACACGCTCCGCCAGGCGCAGGAGAAGTACAACGCGCGGCCGTGCGGCCGTGCCGAGCGCAAGGGCCGCGCCGGTCGCATCCGCACCGCGAAGCGCAAGCGCATCCAGGCCCGCGACCGTCGCCTCCAGCGGGTGACGTGGTGCTCGTACTACGAGGAAGAGAAGCGCCGCGCGAGGGCCGAGGCGTGACGACGGTATACGACACACGCCATTTCGGCGAAGGGCCCCAGGCGTTCGTCGAAGGCCTCGTCGCCGAGTGGCTCCCCCGGCTCGGGCTCGGCCACTGGCAGGTCACGGTGGACTGGAACGCATTCACGCCGGAAGGCGAGGCCGCGCGCATCTCACCAGCGGACGACTACGACACGGCGCGGCTCCAAGTCTCCTCGGAGTGGGCCACGTGGACCGTCGAGTGGGCCGAGTGGACGATCGTCCACGAGCTCCTGCACATCGCCATGCGCGACGTCGACCTGGCGGCCTACGCCGGGTTCGACGAGCTTTCGGGCCGCGCATCGCGCCTCGTCACTGCCCGCTACACGCACGAAGTCGAGGGCATGGTCGACCGCCTAGCGGCGGCGCTCATCGCAATGCACCGCGGCGCCGCGCCGGCGTATCAGCTGCCTCCCCTCCGGAGCGAGGCATGAGGCTGCGCCCTGGCACGGTCGCGACCGTCCTCGTATGGATCGCCGTCCAGGTGGTCCTCGCTACCGGGTGGCACGTATGAGCGCCTGGGGCGAAGCCGCCTGGACGGCACGCGACATCAACGTCGCCTACCTCGTCGTCGACCACGACGGCGAGGTCTACGGCGGCGAGCACGACACGGAGAGCGACGCCATCGCAACGCGCGAGGAGCAGATCGCGCAGGGCGTCGAGTGCTGGGTCATCCGGATTCAGCGCGGTTCGCTTGTGATGGAGGAGTTCACGTGCTGATCGGGTTGCACGGCAAGAAGCAGGCTGGCAAGGACACGGTCTACGAGCGCGCGGCGCACATCATGCGCGGCGTTGTGCCGGTGGAGCGCGCCAGCTTCGCCGACCTGCTCTATCGGAGCGCGGCGGCTGCGCTGGGCGTCTCCGAGGAGTTCCTGCGCGAACACAAGTCCGACCCCCGCTACACGGTGGTCGTGATGGTGCCCGGCCCCCGCGGCCCCGTTCCATTCCGCATGCAGACCCTCCGGGAGTTCCTCCAGCGGTACGGGACCGAGGCGCATCGCGACGTGTTCGGCGAGAACTTCTGGGTCGAATGCGTGCGCCTCGCCCACGAGGGCCGCATCGTCATGGTGACGGACGTCCGCTTCAAGAACGAGGCGGAGACAGTCCGCCGTGCCGGCGGCGCCGTCGTCCACGTCGTCGGCCCCACGGAGATCGAGGAGGCAGGCGACGGCCATGCGTCCGAGGCGACGCTCTCGCCTGGACTGATCGACGCCGTGCTCCGGAACGACGTGCGGGACGACAACTTCCGCGCGCTCGACCGCCAGGTGGACACACTGCTCCGGCTCGGCCTCGGGGGCTCGCTGTGAGGGTCGGCGTCGACATCGACGGCGTCCTCTATCCCTGGGACGAGGCCGCCCGCGATGCGCTCACGCTCAAGTTCGGCATCGAGCGTCCGGGCCCGTCGCTCTCCTGGGACTACCTCAAGGAGAACATCGACCCCGAGCAGTGGCGATGGCTCTGGACGGCCGAGGGGCAGTCCCTGGCGTTCGGTCAGATCGACCGCACCTACCTCGGAGTGGTCGACGCAATCAATGACGTGCTGCGCCCCGGCGTGCACGAGGTCCACTTCGTGACGCACCGCGACCCGCGTTACACGGCCGTCTACACGGCGCAGTTTCTGCGCCGGCACTTCGGCCTCCACCCCTGGGACGGCGTCCACGTGCTCCGCGCCAGCTTCCCGAAGAGGCGACTGGCGACGTGGGACGTGTTCATCGACGACAAGCCCGACACGGTGTTCGACTTCCTGGCGAACACGAGTGCTCAGGTGTTCTCGCCGGCACGACCTTGGAACGAGGCTGAGCTCGCAGACGTCGACGATCCCGCGCTGATCCGCTACGACGACCCGCAGGACATCGTCGCGTGGCTCAGCCGGTAGCCCGGCCGATCTGCGGCAACTGCCCCGACTGCCTGGAGTGCACCCGCGCGCTGACGCGGGTGCCTCCGCGGCGGGCGATCCTGCCGGGCGAGCGGCCCACGGCCGCCGGCCTGGAACGCCACGCGCGCAAGTTCGGCCCCGAGCAGGTGGCCGAGACGGCGGCCGAGTACGGCCTCAGCGTCGCGATCGAGCGGCCCAAGGCACGGCCGAAGCGCGGCGGTGGGCCCACGCTCAGGGAGCGTGTCGCCGGCTACCTCAAGGCCGGCCACGGTGCGGACGTCATCGCCGAGCTCGAGAACCTCAGTCCAGCCCGCGCCAAGCGCCTCATCACTGAGGCCCTGGCCGCTGTAGCGAAGGAGGACACATGATCTACACGGATGGCACGCCGACGGTTGCCCATCGCGGAGCGGTCGAGGCCGCCTTGGCGCAGGCCGACGCACGCGAGGCGGCCGATGCGCCGATGAGCGACGAGTGCATGCCGGGCTGCGATCCTGGCGACTGCAACACCTGCGGCCGGTGAGCGAGGCAATCGTGACCGTCGCCTACGCCGTCGCCGGCATCCTCACGTTCCTGGAGGCTGTGCGGGCCGTGCGCGAGGAGCGCGAGGCCGCGCGGGCCCGGAGGGTAACGACCCGCGGCGATCGGTCCTAGCCCACCTACACGAAAGCCCCCGGTTGGCGCCGGGGGCTTTTTCGTTGGTGCATCCTTGGGTGTAATGGCAACACCCAAAAATGGCTGTGCGCGCCCAAGGGCGCAGGCTTTCTCTACGCGCGGCCCGAATGGCAGGAGCGCGTGGGCGGGGCGATCGTCAGCTGGGGCTACGGCGAGGACGCGACGTTCCTCACGCGC